GCAGTCTACATCGATCAGATGAGGGGCGGCGTCAACACTGGGGGCCGGATGACTCGCAAGCGCACTCTGCATGACCTGCGCGCCGTTGCCAGGAAGCGCCAGTCGGAATGGTGGGCGAGAGTGTTCGACGAGCTCTTCTTCATGTACCTTTCCGGGGCCCGGGGGGTGAACACGGAATTTGTGTTCCCGACGACCTACACCGGGTTTGCAAATAACTCCTTCACGGCGCCCGACAGCGACCACATCATCTATGCGGACGGCACCACCAAGGGAACCTGTGAAGTCGGCAATACTATGGACCTGACCGAGATCGACAAGGCGGTTGCCTATGCCACGATGATGGGCGGGGGGATCCAGGAAGTTCCCAAGATCAGCCCCATCAACATCGATGGTGAGAAGCATTATGTGTGTCTGATGAACCCCTGGCAGGTCTATGATGTTCGAAAGAACTCCTCAACCGGCCAGTGGCTTGACATCCAGAAGGCTGCCGCGGGGGCTGAGGGGCGCAGCAATCCAATCTTCAAGGGCGGATTGGGCATGTACAACAACGTGGTTTTGCACGAGCACGAAGCCCTGATTCGGTTCTCGGATTACGGCAACGGCGGTGCTGTGGAAGCGTGTCGCGCTCTGTTCATGGGCACCCAGGCGGCGGTTTGCGCGTTCGGCTCACCGGGGTCCGGGTTGCGGTTCGACTGGAATGAAGAGAGCCGCGACAACGGCAATCAGGCCGTTATCACCACCGCGACAATCTTCGGCATCAAGAAGGTCACCTTCAACTCGAAGGATTTTGGAGTCATGGCCATTGATACAGCGGCCAAGAAGCCGTAGTCTCGGCCAACTGGAATTGCCCTCAGTTTTGCCTTCTCGCTCAAATGGGAGGGCTCTTTTGTTTGTGGCTCAGGAGGGCCTTAGACCATGAAGGAGATCATATCATGGCTGCAACCTATCAATCGGATGTTTGTGCGTCTACTGCTGCTATTATCGAGCCTTCGGGTTCCGAGGTCATTGCCGTGCGTGGCGAGGTGGATGTACTCAATACCCTTGCTCTCAACGAGACTCTGCAGATGGTTCCTCTTCCTGCGGGGTGTGTGCCCGTGGACTGCATTCTTGACACTGACGACCTGGATTCCAGCACCGGGATTGCCATGTCGGCCGGGGTTATGAATGCTGCCTGCACCGATCTGACGAGCGATGTCCTGATTACCACCAGTGCGATTGGTCAGACTGGGGGTATTGCTCGGATGGACACCAAGACTGGGCCGAGGACGGCGGTTTCGACCACCACTCTCCGGTATGTCGGCATCAAGATCACCACGGCTGCCACCGGCACCAAGGCGGCCGGGACGGTTGGGTTGACCCTTTTCTACAAAGCCGCTTAGGGCTTAACCTTCTTCTTGCCTGAAAGGAGGTAAGGCCATGGCGTTGTTGACTTCTTCGTTGGTCAGCGGCGGGACATTGGCAAAGGCCGGCAACTACAATGTTGTTTCCGTGAGGGGTTCCGTCTCGGTGGACGGGACCCTCACGACGGATGACATTATGAAGCTGGTTCCGCTTCCCGCCAATTGTGTTTTGATGGACCTGTTTCTTGACACTGATGATCTCGACACCCATGAGACCCCCACCATCACCCTTGATGTCGGGATACTCAATGCAGCCGATGACGCTATCGAATCAGGTCAGGAATTTCTCTCAGCATCAACCATTGCCCAGGCCGGGGGGGTGGTGCGGGCTGCCAGTTCTGTGAAAGCCCTGTGCCGTATTCCTCCGTCCATGAGCACGCGATACCTGGGGGTCAAAGTTCACGCGGCGGCCGAGACTGCTGCGGCTTCCGGCACCGTTGGATTGACAGCCACTTACCGGCTCGATGAGCAGGTGATGTTCGATGCCGAGGCTGTCAGGCCTTATGCCAACAAACCCACTTCGGCCAAAGCCGGCGCCGTGATGATGGTTCGAGGTTCCGTGAGTCTTCCGGCAACCCTGAAGGCAACGGACGTGATCAGGCTTGCGGTGCTTCCGGCTCAGTGTGAGTTGATCGATTTCACCATTGATACGGACGACCTGGATGGCGGGGCCGCGCTCCTGGTGGATTATGGCTTGCTCACCGCCCTTCCTGCCGATTGGGAGGATGATGCCGCCAGGAAGTGGAATCGACTGGGTTGGACCTGGGTGGATAACGAGAACGACAAGCAGGCTACCTTGGATGGGAGTAATACGTTCCTGAGTTCTTCCACTTCCTCCAGGTCTGCCGGGATAACCAGGTCGTCACTCAAGACTGTTCCGCGTGCGGCTTCATCGAGCAGTGACCGGTACTTTGCGGCCTACATTTCGACAAGGGCCGCGAACAGGGTTGCCGGGACGTTGGGATTCACGTTGAGCTATCGATCCGTTTAGTTTCACGGGTTGACGGCTTATTGCTTGGCTTGTGAGAGGGGGGGGGCGGGTTGCGAACCTGGTCCCCCCTCTTTCTATTGGGGAGGACGTTGTGAAGAAGATAACCTGTCTCCTGATGATCGTTTCGTTTTTGCTGGTCATCGGCGGATCTGTTCATGCCCGGGAAGATGGGCTCTTTTGGAAGAAGACGTATGCCGCGCTCAATGCGATTCCTGGATTGCAATCGGGAGATCGCGGCCTGGTGATCACCGATGATGGTGATGTGATCTTCTACACCTATGATGATGGTGCCTGGACGGAAGTGGTGAAAATCGAGAAAACGGACGGGAGCGCCGCGAAGGTCCTGCATGGTGACGGCACCTGGTCTGTTCCTGAATGACGAGGAATGTCATGCTGATTGAATGTTTGACGAAGAGAGAGGGGCCGACGAGGTTCAATCTTCACGGATTCCCTTATGAATTCAAGGCCAATGAACACGGGCATGCGGTCTGCCAGGTGAACAGTCGCGAGCATCGGGAATATCTGCTGAGCATGCCGGCCGATTTCCGGGAATATCAGCCACCGCAACCGCAACCAGCATTACCCGAGGAGATCAAAGTTGGCAACGGCAAGCGAGCTTATCGCAAACGTAAGACGACTCATCCAGGATGATTCCTACGGGGATGAAACCATTCTCGGGTTTCTGAATAATGGGATCACCGAGATTGCCGCATGGGATAACGACGATCCCAAGTTGGGGCTGGTGGGGAATATCCTGCTGCCTGCGCTGGAGACGAGCGCCGTTGTCACCACGTCGTTGACTGATGCTTTTGTTGCCTTGCCTGCCAATTATGCTAAGAATCTCTACAAGGTAACGTTTGCCGGTCAGGTCTCTCCGGTCAGCATTCTTTCCAACATGCGAGTCATGCTGGAGCAATGGGATGATGCTCTTACCCACGAGGGGCCGGTCGAGGATGTGACTGTTGTTGGGGGCCGCCTGTACTACCAGCCAATTCCAACCGAGGCAACCGAGTTGACCCTGTGGTTCTATCGGCTTCCGACGCTGCTGGCGAATTTCGATCCATCGGGCGAGAACACGGGTTTCATGGATTCGGGAGATACGACCTTTCAGGGCGATGACGATACGGGGTTCATTTCTGCACTGTCGGACGACATCCCGAATTGCCTGCCGGATCATTTGCACAAATCCCTCCTCGTAAGCTACGCGGCCAAGGAGATCTTCAACGAGATCGAGGACGGCATCGAGGGCCGGAAGATCAATACCGAGCGCTACGAGATCAAATATCAACAGGCATTGGCCGTGCTTTACCGGGGCATCAAGCACAAGTCCAAACAGATTCCCATGGTGCGAAGGCATGCGCACTTCTTTTAGGGGAGGGGAGGTTCTTCGGTGAACCACACGATCTATCGAGGAGATACGGGCAATTTCAGGCTTGAAGTGGTGGATTACCTCGGGGCGGCTGTTGATATTGAGGGCTGGACGTTTGTCCTGTCCGCGGCCCGGAAACGGGGGGGCATGGTGTCCTTCACATCAAGCGGAGCTATCGAGGATAGCGCCAACGGGATTGTCAACTTTGTTCTCACTCCAGCTCAAACTGCTGCTGTGGGGAAGTATTTCTATGATGTTCAGGCAATTACAGCTTCCGGTTCTGTTTACACTGTGGCGGCGGGAGAGATCAACATTGTCCAGGACGTAACCCTGTAATCGTACCAGGAGGGAATCCATGAAGACGGCAATTATTCTCTTTCTGTCCATCTTTCTGCTGTTGGTTGGGGTTGATGTTGGGGCAGATCCGGTCGTTCGCCAGTATTACACCAACAAGGTCGATGTCGTTTTTGCCTGGGACTACAATGACGCTACAAACCCAGATGTTACCGGTTTCAAGCTCTACACCATGCCTGCAGGCTCCACCACCCCGACAGTTACCGACATCCCGGACAAAGCAGCACGGACCTTCATATGGACGGCCTTCCCGGACGGGCAATGGGTTTCCTACATGACCGCCTATGATCGCTATGGGAACCAGTCCGACAACTCCGAGTGGATTCAGGTCAACAAGAAAACGACCAAGCCTCCCGCACCCGATAATAACCGGGTAGATGCTCTTGTTATCATCAACATGCCTTAACATGCCTTAGCGAGTTGATATGAACGAACTCACTGCGCTCAGGACCGAAACCGGCAAAATCTACGATGGGCCGGCCGATGCCAAATCCGGTAGGCCGAGCTATACCCAGGAGGCCAGGACCGGACCAATCCATTACAAAGAGGCGTACAAGGACGGCGATCCCTGGCTGGACCTGGATGAGAGTTATTCCGAACCCTCAGAGATCAAGGGCATTGGCAGGGTCCTTGTCTATCCGCGCCTCCCCAACATCGTCACGGTCTACCAGGACATCTGCGGGTATCAGATTCAGTCCCGGTCAAATCCGGACCATGTTGCCAGGGTTGAGCTGGTGAGCATTGACGGGCAGCCAGTTACTTCCTGGCTGGATACTCAAGAGATCAAAACCTACGCCAAGGTGCATCCGTATCGCGTGGGCATCTGGAAGGACTTTTCCGAGGCTCGGACGACCAAAGCCTCAACGATGCGATGGAAAGTGACGGAACTAGGCAATCCTGACAAAGACTCTCATCCGTTTTTTTTCAGGGACAAGCCCGAGGCATTCTCGATCTCTGATCTTGACTCGCTGATTGACCGCGAAA